ATCTTTTGCTACCTCTTCAGTTAGCTCATCAACATTGAATGTAGGTTTATCCAAGATCACCTGTACAGGCTCTTGTTTGGTTGCTTCCTCTTTAACAATCTCATCGGGATTCACCCCATAGTCGGCATAAAGCTGTTCGGTCTGTTTCTTGATCTTGGCAATAAACTCATCGGTGTAATCACACTTAATGTTGCTAGAGCCACAGTGCATACAAGCTGTAGGCTTAGGATCACGAGGTGTCTTTTCTCCACAATCCTTGCACTTGTACTTGGCATTGATGATCTTGTCTCCAGCCGTACCCGCAATCACATCTTTCACATCAAAAGGAACAGTCCAATCCTTACCAAGCTCAACATCGACAAGTAAAGGCACACGCCACCCTAGACGCTTAATCACCTTGTTGCGAGTCATCAACTCGGAGATCATATCAATCGCCTCTTTCAAGATTGACTTGTGGATCTCAAACACGATTTCATCATGTACAGTCAAGATCATCATTAACTTGTCTTGCCAGCCTCGCTTCTTAGTCTCTTGGTAGATGAAGCTCATCGCCAGCTTGGTCACATCAGCACTCGTACCCTGCACAGGCCCATTCACCGCTTTACGCTCGTCCTTAGACTTGAACCGAAAGTCATCAGAGTTGATGTCGGGTAATGGCTGAACACGACCCATACCTGTCTTGACATACCCATGTTTACGACCAAACTGGTGTTGCTTAGACCACCACTTTGTCAGCTCACTATAAGTTGAGGTAAACTTTTTGAACTTCTCCTCTGCATCTTCGGCTGAACAACCAATGGTACGCTGTACTGCTTTACCTGTACCACCATACGAAAGAGCAAAGTTGCACCCCTTGCCATTACCTCTTAATGCCTTCCAATCATCTCGCTTCTTAGCACCCTCACCATAAAACGCCACCGCTGTAATCGTGTGTAAGTCGCCAATCTTATCTGACCCACATGAACATTCACTTGGTGGGGCTTTAGGGAAGCCGTCCTCTTGAACCTCTTGAGGGAACTCTTGACCACACTCTGAACACTGGAAGAAAGCCTTGATCCATTTAGGCTCAAGACTCAAGTTTGTGACTAACCGAAGCTCTACACCTGCGTAGTCAATGGCCGCTAACCACCAATCATCATCACGCACTGCCACACATGAACGCATCTTAGCCACAGCTTCGGGCTTAGTCGGATCATAGGTAGCTGGTATACCTTGAAAGGGAACACGACAACCACCGTCCTTGACCTTCCAAGGCTTGCTGTTTGTCTTACATGAAAAGCGTCCTGTGTCAGCCGCAAACTGATCAAACTTAGGCTTGAGAGTACCGTCTGGTCCGACATCCTCTACAAAGGGGATAAGATACTGACCCATAGCCTTACCAAGCTCACGAAAGGTCTTAACCTTAGCCATGAAGGGAAAGTCATCTGATGCCTTCTCAATGACCTCCTCAAGAATGTCTTTGGAAGTCACAACTTGTCCAGACTTTTCACTCGCCTTAAGACCTGGAACACTCAACTCCCTAAATAACAAGCCGAGCTTTTGAGGGGATAAGATGTCATAGGTCAAGGGGAACTCAATCTCCTCTGTACCTGCACTCTTACCAATGATCTTCACAGCCTTAGTGACTACTCCCTTTTCATCGGGATATAAACGAGTCGCTTCCTTACGAGCTTCGTCCACACGAGTCTTATAGCTCATCCCCTCCACTTCCATGTGATTAAACTTGTTCTCGCCTTTCAACTCGCCTTTAAGAACTCGAACATAGTTAGGGGTGATGTCTCGACCTAAGATTTCTTTTGCCCCATCATAGACATCAATCAGAGAGTCAAACCATAGCTTCTGACCTTGCTGACTGTATTTTAACGCTGTGTCTCGATCAATGTAGACACGATTTCTGTGCATCCATCGGGTTGAGAGCAGACACATACGCTCTAACACATACATAGAAAGTGTATGCTCTTTAGCTTCGGTGTACTTCTTATAGAGGATTTCCCATAGACCAAGCGTACACATCGCATCACTAGCGGCATACCAAACACAAGGCTCCCAGCTCACATCGAGCTTAGAATAGTTCTTGTCGGGAGCATCGGGCATGAGATCAGACAGCTCAATCATCTCACGCTCAAGGTGAACATTTGTTAAATGCTTGAGTCCTCGACCTCCCTTTTCACGAGGGTTCAAAAGATACTGAATGATATAAGTGTCATGCCACTTGAATGAGTCCCAACGCTCCTCACCAAGACCCGACTTGTACTCGTTGAACTCCAAGAACTCTTGGTCGAAAGCGGCGTTGTGAAAGACAGGCTCTGCTTTCACAGAGAGGTCAAACAGACGCTCAAGAGCTGGATACATCAACCTCCAAGGAATGTTATGTTCTACACCCTCTTGATGACCGACAGGGAAGTAGTACCCCTTATCCTTATGGGCTGACAAGCAGACCCCTACAATCGTATCTCGTGTGCGTCCATTGAACACACGATTATCAAGACCTGTTGTCTCAAGGTCAATCCCATACGCAACGCTGTTGATACACTCATCAATGCACTGGTCTAGGTTTTCTTTCGTACCCAAGATCAGCTCGCAATCTTTCATCCACAGCTTGGGCTTTATATCGGGTCGTCTTAATGACTCAAGCATATCGGCAAACATCAGTTGCACCTCCTTATAAGTAAATGCTCACACACACATATTATATGAGGAAGGGCAAAGCGTAACCCCTTATCTATGAGATTGTGTACCGAGGAGCAATCCTCAATGTGAGTGAGCAATCCTCACCAACTGTAACCCCTTATTCATATAACCAATGTCATCAACTCAATCTCTTGAAAGGAGAACCAACATGACAGTCGCAAACATCCTCAAAGCACCTACCTCACGCATCATCCTGTCCTCTGCGTTCAGCAACCGTATGCTGACTGACGAGAACGCTCTTGTACACAAGAGCAGTGTCTCTGTCGAGGAAGCAAAGGCACTCGTTGCCCTCGCTGAAAGTGCCTCGAACATCCAGTTCGTGAATGCCATCAATCCCCGACACGAGTCTACTGTGGCTCTCGCAGAAGGACTCACCAAGTCCGAGTGTGTCGGGGTTAATGTCAGCCTCTCTGACGGTGATGTCGTGGTCATCATCCAACCCTCAGCATCAAGTCGCAACGATACCGAGTTTGTGGTCGAACACTTTAACGAGTGTATCTTCCAAGTGATCCAGCAGTTGCCCCTCTCAATGCTTCAGAAGTAAAGGGGGGTGGGTGATGATGGTCTACACAGATGTCGATCAATGTGGCTTATTCGGTGCTCAATACTTTGGGCTTAACGAGATGCTTGTCTGTTCAGCAGACGCTCTCTTAAAGTCCAAAGGGGGCGATGGATACGACAAAACACACAGAGACTTTCTTGAGCCACTAGGCTCACAAACCTTAGTCCTACAGCGTACCGAACAATGTGGACCAGGTTGGTGGGAAGTTATCAAAACACTTTAACAAAGGAGAAATACAATGCCTTACAAGCGAATGGAAAATGGAGAGCGAGTGTGGGTCGAAGTCGGAGGTCAGTGGAAAAATGAAGTTCGCTACTACAGCCGACCACCACAACCCGAACCACCACCTGTCTTTCGGGTTCGTGAGAACATCGACTACAGCACAGGTAAGACGACACGAGAGATCGTAGTTGTAGAAGATAAAGAATAGGAGATCGGATCAGATTAAGAAGAAGGTGGACTAGCTCGGTCATGGTATAGTATCTCCTAACAAAGAAAGGAGATTTACTATGATTGAGTTGGCGAACATCAAATATGGAGCTTACGCACTCTTGAGCCTGTTCTTGATTTCTGTAGGAGGCAACGCTTGGTCTGTCTACAAGATGCAAAGAATGAACGATACGATCCAAAATCAAATGAAGGGCATCTTGTCCGAGAACGCACAGAAGATTTCTGCGATTGAAACCACTCTAGGTACAGTTCAGTCTCACATGGTTGACCGAGTTACTCTTGAACAAAGAGCGAATTCGATCATCAGCGGTCTTGACCAAAGAACACAGCAAGCCATAAGAGATTTCAAATCCGAGACAGGTGCAGAGATCAGAGCTATCAGTCAAAGATTTGTTCGTATGGAGGGCAAACTTAACAGAGGTATCTCATCCCTTAGAAGTGGCAGAGAACCAACACCTGCACCACCTCAGAGTTGGCCTGGTGTTTCTAGGGAGGATAGGCACAGGTGTTCCGACCACCCAGAAAGATGTGAACCATTTGAGTTTAGTTGGCGATCTCCTTTTAGTTTTAATGGTAGGCCAGCATATACCTTTCGGAGTAGAAATCTTTGGGCTGAACTAGACAACCACATAGACTTCAACCTCGCATTTAAGGTTGTTGCTATCACTTATGGTGAGGGTGATAGCTTGGGTTCTGGAGCTGTTCAAAACCAAGGTATTCACATATATGGAGGGTACACTGATGAGCAAGGGAAGTTTGTACCCCTAGAGGGTCTTGAAAGTATCCTCATGGCAGGCGACCCTAACCTCGATTCACAACTCGTCTACATCCCAACGACACCAGCAGATTCGGTTCGTCTTGGTCTTAGAATGTTCGAGCCGAGCTTACTTGTAGGGTCAACCTTTCAAGGTGGTGAGTTTGGGTTGTCTATTGGGGGTAGCTTTATCAACTTTGCTAAGGGCGATTATCGCTTAGGTGCTAACTTTGCTCTAACCGAGTCTAATCAGTATCTAGGTTTAATGGGTACATGGCATCCGCACATTATGGGGAAGAACCTCAACATAGCTCCAGGTCTTGGTTGGGTTATCGGTGCTGACGGATCGAACACTTGGTCTTTAGGAGTCCACTTCCAAGTGTGGTGATTTCTAAAGCCGATAATACTTCTTGAACCCTCGCCAATCCTTGGGGTGCATCTCACGAGTCATGCTAGGGATCTTAGAGATGACAATCCATTCCCACTCTGTGTGCTCGTGATCTAGGACAGGCACGATCTCTTCCTTACACACCCCGACATACATCGTGTAAATCTTGTCGTCTACATGGTCTACTACTTTATATTGATCGGGTTTGATACCTGTCTCTTCTTCAGTCTCTCTTAGGGCTGTCTGATAAGTCGTTTCGTTTGGCTCTCCTTGACCACCAGGAAAGTTCCAATAGCCCGACCATTTATCGTGTTTGTAGTGTGCCCTCTTCATGATGAGGGTTTTGTTTCCACATAATAGCATTACTCCTGCTCCCATGACCTACTCCTTTAATAAGTTATTTATGAACATCTCTATTGTACTTATTAAAGGAGTATAAATATGAAGCCATATCAGAGAGTCGCCACTCGACATTACCATAGAAATCTATCTTTGAGAGCGTCAATGTGGGCAATCCAAAACAGCCCCAACACTAGAGTCTCAAGCACAATCACTCGTGAGATAGATGTCCGAGTATTGAGCGTGTTTGGTGAGGGTATGCTCCGACAAGCCCACAACAAAACAGCGATCATCAAAGGTCTAGGTAAAAAGCTCAAAGAGCTGTACCAAGCGTTTCAAAAAGCACCTACACTTTGGGAGAAGTTCAAAGAGGTTTTAGGGATCACATCAACGAACCCTGCAACGCTCTACTTTGAGCTATCGGAGAAGTTTCAAAACCTCTTAGACGAAGGTGCTAGGTGGTGGAGTAGCTTAAAGAAGAAGATGCAGAAAGACAGTAAGATCATGCACTTCCTGTTCCTGTACGCATCTAATGCCCCTACCTTCACCTCGATTGTTGAAAGCGTACTTGAAAAACATGGAGGAAAGACAGGCGAGCTAGGCAAGTGGTTATCAAAGACAATCTCACCTGTGGTCGGCAGAGCAAAAGATATGTCGCAATGGATAGACAACTTTTTAGAGAGGCATCCTTTGCTGAAGCTCATCACGATGCCTGCTAAAGCGTATCTTTATTGGGTCATCTGGATCAATGTGACGGAGATCAGTTGGAAGATCTCGGACTTGATAAAAGGATTTCTAGGCATGATCTCGTGGACGGACTTACTCGAAAGTCTCCCCGAAAGTGGTGTTGGATTTATCGTAAGTCTGTTGTTTCCTGGCATACCTGGAGGTTGGCTCGCTAAGTCTCTATCTATCGGATGGAACGCAATCTTAGTACCTGCTGTCGGGTTGCAGTTATATGCTCTCTACACTAAAGGCTTAGTAAACGAACAAGGACAACCAGTATGAAGCCATGTCAAAGAGTCGCATTAAGATATGCTAGGCGATTAGAAATCGAAAACCCAAACCGAGCAGAGAAGATCAAGTACACCGTTAAGGGTGATGTAAGTCGCTACTTCCAAGTCATCATTTATCATGGTCGTAAACGCATTGGTCAAGTTCAAGGTGGTCTTGAAAACAGTACGCTAGTTCCTATTTGGGAAGGGAAAAAACCTCCTGTTGAGGGTCTAAAGTGTTCAAGTGATGTTCTATCACTTGTAGATAAATACCCACAAGTAGTTGAACAGGATTGGAAAGGTAGACCCAAAGCGAGAGTTATTTCCGTCTCTAACTCAGCGATTGAAGACGAGTACAAAGGCAAGAAGATAGGCACTGATATGTACCTCGCCTTTGCTAGAGCTTATTGGGACGAAACAGGGAAGCCATTTATCTTCATACCCGACGGTTGTAGGGGTGCAGGTTCAACTAGCGATGATGCTAAAAGAGTATGGGCTTCACTTGGTCGTAGGATGCCATCTTCTGGGTTATGTCTAGCCATCCTTAAAAGACCATAGGGGCAATCAGTATGAAACCATATCAAAGAGTAGCTAGTCGCTACATGAAAGCCAATTACCAAAAGGGCAACATCACCATTGATGTCTCCACTGACTATGACGATAGAAATGCTAATCTTGGTGTTGAGCTTCAAGTTGATGGTGAATACAAGGGGCATTGTGAAGCCCATGTAGCTTTCTATACACTAGAAGAAATGGGTAGAGGTCATTTTGCCTGTGCAGATGACATTGAGAAGCTATCCGAAGAGTATTGGTTTGAGGACGAAATGCTTCGATATGAAGATGGAGATGAACCAGTTATTCTTGTTGTAGAAGTTATTAGTTCCTATCTCCATGAGTCTCTACAAGGTCAGAGATGTGGAGTTCAAATGTATGTTGAGTTAGTCAAAGAAGCGTTCCTTGAACATGGTAGATTGCCTTTGTTGTTCATGCCTAACTACTGCCACAACAGATCTACCTCGGATAAGGCACTAAGGGTATGGAAATCATTCGCTAAGAAGTATCACTCGGAGGGTGATGTTATCGTCATAGATAAGATGCCCCACCTGTGATTTCTTTTAAGCGTGAGCCAGACACAAGAGATCGGTTCTATATCCTTGCTCTCGATAAGGGCGTAGAGGTAGGTTTTGCTCACGCTATTTACTTACCCAATACCCAAACCCTCGTCTTACTTGAAAGTGAGCTTAAAGACCAATACAGAGGGCGAGGGATTGGTACTCGGTTATACCTTGAGGTGGTCAAAGAGGGTAAGGTTGAAAGCAAGGGGCAACCCTTTCAGTTTATACCAGACTATCTGTATGAGGGTAAGACGAGCGAGTCTGCATTGAGGGTGTGGGACTCTTTAGCTCGTAAATACAAGTCAAGTAGCCATAGCATCTCTATCACTTAATAGTTTGTTTATCGCCTTGCTTTATTAAATAAAAAGAAGAGAGGTGAATCATGGCTAAACATAACATACCTATAAGTGCAGAGCCACTACACGCATTACCAGACCATTGTCAGTTTGTTGATGTCAATACCATCCTTTGTCAACACATGGGCGAAGAAGGGGATCCAGAGCGATGCGAGATCATCGAGGGAAATGAGCTACTTTGTGGACCAGAGAACAAAGAATGTGAGATCTCCGAGACAGGTATAGCCTGCAAAACCAAAGCAGAAATCGTTGATTGGAGAGCTGAAGGTCGTGAAACACATGATGTCTTTATGGGTCATGTGTATCTTGTAGTCAACGCCGCTATCTTGAGCCTAGCGATCACTCAGATCATTAAGCCCTTCATCTTCAAAACCTGTAAAGAGAAGGCTGACGCTGTGATCCGACTTGTTGCTGTTTTAACAGGAGCGGGTATTGCAGTCACCTTATCAAAGCCATTTATGATGATTGATGTCTATATGGGTGCGAGTGCGGGTGCTTTAAATGCGTTCGTTATCAAGATGTTCAAAGCAAAGGTTAAGAAATCACTTGGTGTCGAAACCACACCCGAACCAGAAGATGTTAAATCCGATGATTAAGTCAGCAATGGTATCTAATGAACACTCGGTAGCTCTAATGAAGTGGCTCTCAAGAGCAACTAAAAGACTAGGTAGAGATGTTGCTGAAAACACTTATGTAGTCGGTGGGGCTATACGCAACTTTAAGCTCAATAAGCCAGTTAAAGATGTAGACCTTGTGCTTGACTCCATAGCTCTTGGAGAGAACTCGGCTTGGCTCGCTGACGAACTAGCAGACATGATTCCTGCTCGGACTGAAACTGTGAGCGATCAGTATGGTGTCGCCAAGATCTTCGTTAAGTCTGAATGGGTCGTAGACGGTCTTGACCTTAGTGAGTTTAGTGCAGACGGTGATGCGGCGATTGAGATCGTGGACGCTAGATCAGAGACTTACTCTGATGACACAGGGGGTGGGTACAAACCCTCGATCACCAAATCCACTATTCGAGAGGACATCTATCGTAGAGACTTTACCTTCAACACTCTTATGTGGAGGTTAGCTGACTTAGCAGACGGACCTGATCAAGCAGAAATCGTAGATATGACAGGCTGTGGGTTAGCTGACTTAGAAGCTGGCGAAGCAAGGTGTCCACTAGACCCCGAAAAAACATTCTATGATGACCCTACTCGTATTCTTAGGGCTGTTAAGTTCCTCGTCAAATATGGTCTGAACATCCCTCATGACACTAAGAAGGCAATCCTAAAGACGAGATACGCTCTAACCAAAGTCCCGCCGAATCGCATCTACGGTGAGATTAGAGGTGTCCTCTCCGAGAGAACATGGGAGAGCGTTTTAGATACCTTTGAAGAGTTAGGTCTGATTGAGGTGCTTGCCGACATAGCCGAAGAAGAACCTAGCTTCAGAGCGGCACTAAGTACAGAAGCGAAGAAGCTACCCTATAGGTTCTTCATTAGGATGCTCAACTTAGGTATCTCCCTTCGACATGACCTGTCGGTCTTAGATCGAAATCAGATCGCTAGGCTAGAGGAAAAAGCCTTCGCCTTAACGGACGAGGAACAGAGAGATCTTGTTAAATACATAAAGTCTCCTGGTGGTGCAATTAAAGACAAATCTTTCCTCCCCACCCTTGCTAGACATAAGGGTGTCGGAAAGTCGAACATGAGAGATTTTATGTCTCGCAAAATGGATCAACTAAGAGAGATGTATGTCTCTGATCCATCAATCATAAATGACCCAAATCTAATCAAGAGAAGGATTTCTAAAATGGCCAGAAGAAAGAAACTAGCTGTCTCAAACGCTCACTCAACTGCCCTTATGAAGTGGCTCTCAAGGGCAACTAAATCTATGGGTCGGGGAGTGGCAGAAAACATTTATGTCGCAGGTGGTGCTATTCGCAACTTTATGATTGATGTACCAGTGAAAGATGTAGATGTTGTAGTAGACGCTGAAAATCTAGGAAGGGATGCCGAGTGGGTTGCTAATAACCTTGTAGACATGATCCCTGCACAGACCCATGTGATGACTGACTGGTATGGCACACACATTTGGGTAAACTCCGAGTGGATCGTAGACGGTGTTGATCTTAGCGAGTTCTCAAAAGATGGCGATGCGGCTATCGAGATTAGAGATGTTGAGGAATACCCCGAAGAAGAGAAGTTAGAAGGGTCAAATCTCTACACCTCCCTAACAAACAGAGACTACACATTTAATATGCTTATGTGGAGACTATCTGACTTAGCTGATGGTCCAGATAAAGCAGAAATCATTGACATGACTGGCTGTGGCATTAGGGATTTAGAAGCAGGTGAAGCAAGGTGCTTCTTAGATGCTGATAAGACCTTATCGAAAGACCCGACACGCATCCTTCGTGCGGTTAAGTTTGTGGTCAAATATGGGTTGACCATCCCCAAAGATACAGCTCAAGCAATCAAAAGAAACAAGCACAAGCTAAAGGATCAGAGTCCAGATCGGGTCTATCGAGAGCTACTCCATATCTTTAAGTCCAAGACATGGAAAGACGCACTTCTTACACTCGACAAACTAGGTGTTATTGAAGTTCTCGTGGAGATAGCTAGAGAGCATAAATCATTTAGGGCGGCTTTATCTACGCACAGCAGAAAGCTACCCTATATGTTTTTCATCAACCTCGTGAATCGGGGCTTCAACCTTCAACATGATCTCGGCACACTTAGTCGTGAACAACTAAGGCGAATGGAAGAACTGTCTCTTGAGCTAACTCCAGAAGAACAAAGAGAGTTAGTCGAAGCGTTGAGATCCCCAAGTTCCATTTTAAAAGATCGTAGCTTGTTGCCTACTCTCGCAAGAAATCAAGGATTCTCTGGTAGAGGGATGAAAGACTTTATGATGTCTGTGTCCTCAAAACTAAGGAATATGTATCTCTCAAACCCAAGCATCATCTATGACAAGGAGCAAGTCAAAGAGAACCTCATGTCTGACTTACCAGCCATTCGAGTCGCTTCTCGCTATATGGAAGCTCGCTTGTTTGGACTACTTAGCAACCACATTGGGTGGCAAGATCTCAGCCGATTTGAAAAACAGCTACAGTGGATGTTCAAGAAAGGGCAACACAAAGTCACTGGTGTTCTTGACCGAAAAGGAGAGAGGATCATCAAGATTGAAGCCCCAAACACTAAGATTTCTATCAGTGGGTTCACCCAAAGTGGATCGGGCTATGACTACAAAAACTTAATCGTAGAGGTCAATGGTCGGGTCGTCAAAAAGACTGATGACCTTGAGGTAGTACGCAAGTTCGTTGACAAGACTCTCTCGGACATTGGTTTAAGACACTAACACAAAGGTTTATGAAGCATGAGTCTTAATTTATATCACTACAAAGCAGAAGTCTTATCCGTATATGACGGAGATACCATTACAGTTATGATCGACCAAGGCATGAAGCACTTTGCTCGTGTCAAGGTTCGCATGATTGGCATCAACACACCAGAGATACGAACCAAAGACCTTGAGGAAAAGGCTAGAGGCTACGCCGCTAAGGACTACCTCAAGTCTCGTATCGAGGGTAAGACCATTGTCATCAACACAGTTAAGAAGGGCAAGTTTGGTCGCTGGCTCGGTGTCATCTGGCTCTATGAGGAGGGCATGGAGGAGCTAGGTGAGTCTCTTAATGATGAGATGATCCGAATGGGTCATGCTGTCGCTTATGATGGTGGAAAACGATGATCCATTTTGCCCCTTTAAAGAGGCTCGACTTAGACCCTAAAGTGATGAGTATATTAAAGACGCTCAAGCCCTATTCCTATTTCAAGGGAGGTGTGGCTAGGGATGCTTTGATTAACCATTTCACACCAGAATATGTCACACGAGCAACCAAGCCAAACATGGACTTTGACTTTGTAGTCTTTGGAGATGATGTTGAATGGGACGAAGGGTATGGGGAGGAAGAAGTCATCTTTAATGACGATCAATATGACGAGTTTGATCGACTACACAAGTTAGGTGATGTTGAAAGGCATTGGAGCGTAGAAGAATACTTTAAGAGTAGAGACAACACCCTCAACCAAGTTCTGCTTGGTCAAGAAGGGTTGTACTTCACCAATGAAGCAAAGCGTAGTGCCTGTTCTGTTAGTATAGACATGACATCTGATGATCGCCCTAGAGCTGTTTTACGCAACATCTTATTCGCTTTGAGGTATGGACATAGCCTACCTAAAGCAGACCTCAAGAAAGCTCTCAGAGAGGCTTCTGTAATAGACTTGCTAATCCCCCTACTAAAGTCATACCGACTCGGTTTAGAGGTTGATTTCTATTGGGTATTAGCTAGGCATAATAAGGTAATCCGATTGCACAGAGATCCAGACGATTACCTTATTAGCCTAGTCAAAGAGTTTGAGCTTGAGAGGGGTAGACCCTTTGAGCCAAAGGAGAGTGCCGACAAGCGTACACTCCAAGAGGTCTTAGAGCGTACTAGGTATCAGTAGCCAAAGGCTTCAAGGTTATCTCTAAAGACATCTTGTACTTGCTCGATTTGAGAGGACAAGACCTTGTAAGATACCTTACGAGCCGAAGCCCATTTCTTCTTGCTCTCATACTCGGCATAGCGAAGCTCAAGCCACAGCGAGTAGTACATATTTAGCTTGTCTTGACCGAAACGGTCAAGCAACAGCTCTTTCATGTACTCATTTTCAGAACGCTCCTCAAGGCTACTGTGAGCATCATCATTGACATAGTAGTCGGGTTCACCCACTTGATGACCAGTCTCTGCGTCCATCTTAGACACCACTTGAGCTACCTGCCAACCCTCTGACTCAAGGTTCTTGATATGGTGGCTCGGAGCATAAGGAGTCTTAGTCTGCTTTGTCTCGTATGCCTTGATCTTCGTCACCTCTGATTGAGTCCTCGCACCACGAGTGCGTTGCAGAGCGTCTTGACCCTCTTGGTACTTTTCACGCACCACATACTGCAAGAACCACTCATACACCACCGATGGCTTCACCTTCTTGCCTTTATCAAGCTCTTTTTTGAGCTGATTTTTCTCGATGAAGTGTTCGGTGAGGAAGCTGTGGAAGTAGCTCACGATCTGATCTTCGGGTAGCGTGAAACGCTTGTTGTATGGGGTTCTTCTCTGAACCATCTCAAGCACACGCTCATAGTTTTCACATCGTGAGTCATAGAGCCAAGTTTCAGTCTCATTACGCACCCTTGTCTCTTTGGGTTGTGTACATGAGAAGATCATGTCGAAGTGGTCGTCTGCTGACACCTCAAACATCATGTCGAAGTGGATGTTCGCACCACTCCTAATAGGGTATGGTAAACCCTTGATTATTCTATTCATTTGTGTCTCCGATTGATCGGGTTAAAGGCTGACTTATTGGACATCTATCCAAGTCAGCGTCTACCTTATCACACATAGACCAATGGAGCAACCCCTTTATCTCTCTTTTATAAGATTTGTAGTTCGTTTATACTTGGTATCTTCTGTAAAACTTATCTATCGGAAAGCGAGAGAGATATGAACATAAAACAGGCAAATCAGATGCTGGATCAGATCAAGAAATCTGGCCTCCACACCAAGACCAAAGTTGCTCAAGAACTTGTAAGAGAGCTTGAGCAGTACATCAAATCAGCGGGTATGAAAAAGCAAGCTGATCTGAGGTTGTACCTACAAAGTGACGGAGAGCTTAAAAAGATCTTCTTCTATTGGGCGAGTGCCGCTCTCTCACAGATGACAGGTGAGCCAGAGCTACAAGGGATGACTATCCCAGATGTTGGTGCGGACTCCCCCACAGAGTATGGGACAAAGATCCTCAACCAACTTGGTGGAGTTGGTAGCTTTGCACAAAGAATGAGAATGCGTAGGCGACAAGCAAGTGTTGCAAGATACGCAAACTTTTTGAACAATCTCTATGAGGAGCTTAAACCTGTACTCAAGAGAAGCATCAACAGTACCTATGGTGCTTTTGTTAATAACAACCAAGAGTTTACGAGACTAAGCAACGACATCCTTGAGGATCTTTGGCAAAGAGCTACGATGTGGGCTGTGACTGGTAAAAGAGATAATGCTGTAAGAGATACAGATGTCACCCCTTGGAAAAGAATCTCTGAAAGAGTTGAGGGTGGAGGATCTGTCGCTGAGAGAGTTATGGGTGCTATCCGTAAGGGTGTACTTAGTGCGATGGCTTCTAAAGGTCGCTACCTAACTCTTGACGAAAGAAGAGAGCTAGGGATAGATGAGATCGCAAAAGGAGTAAAACTAAGAAACGAGTCCATTGAGGGTCAATCTGCCGAGGGCGAAGAATACAGCAGACTCGATCAGTTATCCGCCGAGGGTCATATTGAGAATAATCTCGGCGGATCCAACACCGAGAAATACATAGAAGAAAAAGGTCTTAGCGATGAAGAACTCGATAAGATTGAGGGTCTTTTAACTGACGGAAGTTTTGATAACGAACCATTAAAGTGGCTCACAGGGCTAGAGATGCTTTTGTTGTCCGACCACATTAGTAATGATGATGCTCTGATCTCTGACACCTTGAAACCAGATTTCTTTGCTGGTGTATATGATAGTGTCGAATCAAATGCTCTCGCTAGAAAACTCCTTGAGATGACAGGAAATCCTGTCACCGATGAGCTTGAAGAGCTTATCAGAAGCTATCATTCGGGTGAACTCGATGAGCTTGATCGCCTTGATGCAGAGTATGACCTTGTTAATGACGGTTGGATGATTGATAACATCGAAGTCTCTGTGGAGGCCGAAGAAGCAGTCCAGATGATCGAGACACAAGCAGATCAGATGGCAAATGTCGCTATAAGTGGTCTGAGTTTACCCGAAGGTCAGCTCGGAGAAGTGATCGCTGAACTAGCTAAAATTAACCTAAAGCTAGAGCACATGAAAAAGCTGTCAAAGATGTTCACCGAAGATGGTTTCAGTTGGATGCTTGATGCTAACCTGTACCTCGATGACACAGAGTGGGCTTTAGCTCTTAGAGAATCCGACCCTCAAGCCTTGAGAGCTATCCAAGACACAATCGAAGAGCATCAAGAGCCTCTTTTACCTCTAGGGTTAAAGCACATCTTTAACTCTGCTGTCTTTGCTGACAAAGACAAGGTGGTAGCGATTAAAGAGTTTGCTGATAACTGTATGGATCAAGCTGTCGTTAAAAAGTTTATCGGTGGCAATAAAGGACCTCTCGGTTGGTATCTTGAGTTAGCTATCGTCTTAAACGGTGGATCTGTCTCTTTAAAAGCAGGTGGAAAGTCTGTCAAAGTTGAAGTAGAAGGAGGATTAAAGTTCTTCAAAGTCACTCAATCAGTTTACAAAGGTTTAGTAAATGCACTTATGGTGGCTTCTGACGCTGAGGTTGCAAAGATTACGAAAGACCTCGAAGATCTTGTCGCTCCGTATAGACCAAACGGTTTGGATTATAAGATGTCTGACTTTTTGAAGAACATCCTTACTATTGCCAATAATCCAAAATACAAATCTATCCCACAGAAAGCAGGGCAAGCTCATAAAACCGTCACAAACAGTGGAGGTAAACTTAAAGGCTTCTACAGTGGCATCGCTGGTGAGCTTGTTCGCTATCGTTTCTACCTCGACATTGGTATGACCGAAGGTACTAACTTACCAAAGGGTCTAGGTAATGCTGACTGTGACAATCGTGTCCGATACCTTGTCGGACCAATTCCTACAAAAGAGTTAAACGAGGTTAAGAGCGAGGCTTACGATCAGTTTATCTTACCAAACTGGTCGAACGAAGTTCAGTCGGCTCTAAAAGCAAGAGAAGAGTTCTTTATAAAGAAGAAACTCACAGCGAGAAACGCAGTTACAAAGGTATTCAAAGAGTTCGGGATCGAGCCAGGTACTGATCTGTATGAGGCATTTGTCCACTTAGGTTAATCGTTAGTTCGTTTATATTCATATCTCTCTTGTAAACTTATCCATCGAAAGTGAGAGAGATATGAATATAAAACAAGCGACACAGATGTTGGATCAGATCAAGAAATCTGGCCTCCACACCAAGACTAAAGTTGCTCAAGAGCTAGTAAGAGAGCTTGAGCAGTACATCAAATCAGCGGGTATGAAAAAGCAAGCTGATCTGAGGCTTATCAAGGAGGATGATAAAAGCCTTCTCCATCTCTTCGCATATTGGGCTACTGCGTCTTTGCTTAAGCTCAAAGAGCTAGGAGAACCAAGTTTACAAAGCCTTGAGATACCCGAACCACATCCAGGAGATAAGGCGATTGGATTTGGATCGCAAGTCATGAGAGGTTTAAGAAGGGGCAATCCCTACGCAGTGATGGTTAATGACCTATATGAAGAGGTTAACGCAGATCTCAAAACGAGAATAGACCAAACCTATTCTCGTTTCTTGAGGTATCACAAACCTCGATATGATGTAGGTACTACTCTTGATGACCTGTGGTTCACAGCTACTACTTGGGCTATGTCGCACAACATTGATGTCATTGACCGAGCTGAAGAGGGCAGGACAATGAGTAAGGATGCGTATGCGTTTCCTATAATACAAGAAAAAACCAAAAGGTCATCTAGCGTTGCAAATTCTGTGATGAACGCTATCCAAAATGGTGTTTTTAATGTCATGTCTAGCGAGGGGAGATTTTTAACGCAGACACAAAGGATTGAGTTCGGTGTCGTCAAAAATGAAGAGGGTATTAGCCGAGCTGTAGGTCTTGAGGTAGAAACAGAGGATGAGACTTTCGCCAATCCTGGCGTAGCGAGACAACTAGTAGAAACCTATTCTCAAAACGAACTTAACGAAATGACTGACGAAGAGTTAGAGAGACTAAAGGTTCGTCTGATTAGAGGTGATTATGATGAGAATCTGTATGAGAAGCTCGTCATTCTCAACCAACTCGTCAAAAATGGAAACCTCAAGGCTGGGCACGACTACTTTGAAACTTTATATGACGATTTCTCTGAGGGTCGTTTTGATGGGGATTTAAAAGACGCATATAGAGACATATTAGTCGAAGTAGGTGAACTCACTCTTTCAACTGCTGATGGTCTTGATCTACTCTCTCGTTTTGAAGCAGGTGAGTTTGATGCCGACCTTCAGCTCAAAGAAGAGATGAAAGAAGAACTCATCGAAAATGGTTGGATCATAAGTAATATAGATTCTACTATCGAAGCTCAAGAAGCCGCTGACATGATTGTGGAAACAGCCGAAGAAAGAGCTGAGGCTGTAGTTGATAGTATGAACTTGGGTGAGGGTGAGCTTCAAGAAGTAGTCAGAGAAGAAATCAAACTCGGACTAGAAATAGCAGAGTTAGAGAAGCTATCTAAGCTGTTCTCGGACGATCAATTCCATTGGATGGTTGACTCCAACCTGTATCTACAAGACGAAGAGTGGGCTTACGCTATTCGTTATTTCAACGAAGAAGCGATGTTAGCCCTTCAAGACACCATCAAAGAACATCAAGCACCCCTTCTCCCTGTCGGTCTGAGATATGTCTTAAACTCAAAGACATTCACAAACCTAGATAAAGTTAAGGCAATCAAAGAGTTCGCTGATAACTGTATGGATGCCTCTAAGTTATTCCTTCAAGACACAGGTCCTTTCTCTTGGTATGTAGAGTGTGCCATTTACTTGAATGGGGGTTTGACTTTCAAGGTAGCAGGTAACGATGTAACAATAACAGTTGACAGCCTCTCCTACTTTATACCTCAATGGATTGGAACACCTCCAGATCGTAATAAGAGAGGGTTTTACGATCTCGTTAAGATGATGAGGACTGAGGAGGAGAGGAAAGAACTAGCTAGAAAGATTGACCAAATAGTCAAGCCGATCATACCAGAAGCAAGCAAGATGAACGGTAGTCTATGGGTTAAAAAACTCGCCTCCCAAGCAGATCGAAAACAAGCAGTAAGAATAGTTGGTAAAGGTAGAGAAGGCGGTAACAGGCTGAGAGCGTTCTTTGGGGCTATTGCTAGTGAACTTGTCCGCTATCGTTTTTACCTTGATCTTGGTGTAACCGAGTCAACTAGTCCTCTAGTACCAAAAGGTCTAGGCAAGGCCGATTGTGATAATACTGTTCGTTCGTTAATGGGTCCAATCCCTACCTCTACGATTAACGAAGTTAAAGAAGAGATTTATAACGGTCAAGTTTTAACACAATGGGGGGAGGAAGTACGAGATGCGTTGGATGCCAGAGTAAAACTCAAATGGAATAAGAAGAGAACATTCAATAACCAAGCTAAAAGTCTATTTAAAGCGTTAGGTATTACTGAGGACACCGAGCTTTACAAAGCATTTATGGACTTAGGTTAATCGTTAGTTTATTTATCACCTGTAGTCTAGTATTAACCCACTAGACTACTGGTGATAACATGAGCGAAGATCTACAGATTTCTTATGCTTGCCCTCATTATATTCGCTATGAGAGGGTCGGGCTACAAAATGGTATCTACATTATACCAGCATCACCAATCAATGGTGCTGGTCTTGTAGTGATTAAACGAGATGGTGTCGTACTCGAACCTCAAGGCAATAACCGAGAGGCTACCATCACCACTCCTAATGTGTCTCCCTTTAGAGTGAGAAGCACATCTAATGTGCTTACAATCACCACCACAGAGGGGTACTCGAACACAATCACTTTACCTACGAAGATATACAACACACAGAGCCTCATCTCCGAAATACAAAGCCAAATCGGAGCGATCAGCGTTGAAGAGACTACATCAAAAGCGTTGAGGTTCTCTGATCGGAAACTTGGTATTGGGTTCACCCTCACAGGAAGCCTCTTAAAAGCACTAGGGTTCACCAAGCAAAAGCAAGTCGTTAAGACCAAAAAAACCACACCCGCTTGGGGGTTAGTTTCAAGGCTCAACGGAAACGATATTCAGTTCAAGAGCAAACTAGAACCAGAGGGCTTGCTAGAAATCTCTTACACGACCGAAAAGATATACTGTAGACGATGTGGTGGCACAGGGGTAGAGAACGACTTTAGATTCGGCACTGACGGAGATCTTCAAAAAGTACAAGACACAGACCTGCTCTATCAGAACATAGCTAAGACCCTACTAACAGAGATCGGGTCTAACCCATATCACCCTTGGTACGGTTCAAACGCTAACCGACTCATTGGTCAAAAGAACAATGCTTCGGTAGGTGTCGCATTAAGGATGAGCGTCCAGCAAGCACTAGATAAGTTGCAGAAAATGCAACAAGACCTCAAGAGGGTACAATACCTCAGCCAAGAAGAAAGATTAGTGAGCGTTCAATCTGTGGAGGTTTCAGCACTCAATGACAATGCGACCGCATTATTGTGTAATGTGGTCGTTCGTAGTGGTGCTAATCGCCAAGTGAGCGTAAATATAGTTTTTGAAGTACCAGGTAGCATTTCATTAGATGGGAGTTTGACATGAGTTATAGCTTAAAAATCGTAAAGCCAGATGGAGTCAGCTCCTCAACATCAACTAGCTACTCAACCGACAAAGAAGAAGTATTCATTCATGGTCTTGTTGAAGGGTATGACCAAATCACAGTGTCATTCTTAGACGAGACATTTACATCCGTGGGTGTAGATGCAGACATCACAATCGCTGACGGATCATGGGTGTTTCCAAATACATCCGAGGGGATCGACTTAAATCAAGGGGCTAACAGCTTCCTTATCTCGGCAACAGACGGAATAAATACAACATCTTTAACGCTGATTGTTATCTCTAGCCTAGACTCAAACACGGCTAAACCTCAACCTCCCATCAACATAAAAGCTGAGAGAGCTGATGATAATGTCGTTCTTAGTTGGGTACACACCGACTCCGAGATCAGCTCTTATAATGTGTACGCTTCAACTGTAAGTGGTGGTGGTGGAAATGGTTATCAACAGATCAACAAGATCCCAATCGACCCTATCACCTATGGCTTTAAGTCCGAAAAAGTCACCTCAATAGTAGATTTCTCAAGCGACATCGAAGCGATTGAAGAAGATCCGAATGTCCTCACCATAAAAGCCCTACAGAACACCACCGAGAGTGATGTAGGTACACAAGAGATTGCCGAGAGCGTGGGTCGATTAAGAGTCGCAACAAATGTGTCCGCTATCGAGTTGGAGACAAAGGTATCTTTCAAACACAATCGAACCAACCCTAACTCTGCGAACACAATCGAGATAGGCGAGTTTGCTTCACTCAATGTGAACACTCCTCTTTATTATGTCATCACAGCAGTCAAGGTTGTAGACAACCAATCCGTAGAGTCTACATTTAGTGTTGAAGTAGGTTCTGCTCCAATCAACCTACAGCTCATCAACACGACATTACCTAATGTGACCGATTCACAGCTTACAGAGAGCATGATCTCGGCAATCTACGATGCTGACCCCACAGCGAGTGTTCAAGCAGGTTCAGCGATAAGAGACTTATTCATTGATCCTGTTGTCTCCGAAGTATCTCGCATCAGAGTCCTCTTAGATTTCTGCTACAAGGCGACTAACTTTGTCTCCCTCAACGATATAGATGACCCCACAGGATTGGGCGAGTCCATCTTCGTATCAAACTCTAGCTATAAACAGCTCTTAAAAGAGGCTTATTTCCTCGATACAGACACACAGGTACAAAACCTTATCGACATCTGTTTTGATCGCTTGGCTTCTAATCTAGGGATCGTCAGACTATCTGGACAAGTAGCTAGAGGGGAAGCAACTTTCTATTCAAGGTCTTTACCTACTTTTGACCTCATCGTACCTATTGGACAGATCATCTCTGGTGGAGGTGTGCGTTTTAGGACTCTCCAAGCAGGAACAATCTCTGTTTCTGAAGCACCCAACTTCTATAACCCCATCACACGCAGATATGAAATCACCTTGCCAATCCAAGCAGACACAGCAGGTCTTAGTGGAAATCTGACATCTGGACAAATCACAACGGGTGCTCCACTTGGACTAAATGTCATCAACAACGCACCTACATTTGGGGGGTCTACAAGAGAGACAAACCAAGAGCTGATGACACGAGCAATGACTTACATCTCCTCTGTGGATGTCGGCACAAGAGCTGGATATGAACGAGTAGCTAGAGAATCAGCAGGTGTGCTGGGCTATGAGGTCATAGATGCCGATAGTCCATATATGCTCCGAGACAACGATCAAGGGGGTAAGGTAGACATTTGGGTTAGAGGTGAGCTGTTGAGTCGAGTGACTGATGTATATGCTCCGTCTTACAAATCGAGAAAGGGATCAAGGTTCATCCCGATACAGTCAGAGGGTGCGTATAAGTTCCAAGCGTCTGATGCCTCCACAGAGAACCCATTGTTTCAAATGATTGACCGAGCAGGTACATTCGGACTCAAAAACCAAACTAACGGTGAGTTCTTCGATCTTACAGGAGCAACGATCTCCGAGGGTAAGATCCTTATACTCAATCAAGACATACCACAGCCCACATATCGTATGACCGACATCATATTAGGAGACTATCGAACTGATGTGACTAATAAAGTCGTGCTTGATAGACAACCTGTCCGACAAGTGATTTCTGTCCGTAAAGCAGACGGTACTGATCTCGGCTACACCTTCTACAAAACTGAAGATCCACTCGTACAAGGGCAGTCCTCAAAAGCTCAAGACTACATCATCATTGATAATGACGGATTAGAGAAGATCATCTCAATCACAGCCGAACAGCAGACTCTCAATGAACTCTACACCGAAACTCTATCTAATCGTGGGATCGACATCACAACCATCGTAGTCAAAGACTCAAATGGCAATACCTTCTCTAGCCCTCTCACATCTTCGACACCAGATTATATTATTGAAGTGAATGGTGATCTGACAACGATCAAGAGGACTACGACAAGCACAATCACATCGGGTCAGACGGTCTATGTAGATTATGAGTACCTAGAAAACATTACAGTCACTTATCAAACAAACCTTGTAGTCTCTAACCTACAGCTAGAGATTGATGAGCAAAAACACATGGGAGCTGATGTCCTCGTAAAAGAGGTGACTCCTGTTCGAGTAAATGTAAAAGGTCTTGTCTACTTAGAGCAAGGAGCATCTGCTACGAGTGTTGACTCGATTATCAAAGCATCATTATTCAACCTCATAACAGAAACAACGATTGGTGGTAATCTTTACCCTTCCGATTTCATTCGGGAGATTGACTCTGTACGAGGTGTTTCTTATGTGTCTGTTCCTTTGACCGAACTTTCATTGACTAGTGGCGACCAAATCCTTCGTGAAGAAGTGAACCCGACAGTACCCATAGAGATCACGGAGTTTACAAGCTCTAGTCATAAAGTGTGGCTCATGGATGTGCAACTAGACCATGTACCAGCCTCTAGTGGTGGATCAAATGCTAGGGTGTTTTTGAACCGAAAAGAAATCGAAACACTATCGCTAGGACAAAGAGAAACAGCCTCGAACTGGGTCGGAGTGAAAGGGAGCATCGTAGGTTTGGAGAAAGCCCACATCAGCACTAACGGAGTTCTAACAGAGATCCCCAACTCGGCTCGAAAACTTATGCTCTCATTACCATTAGGGGAAACACCTTTGGATTATGAGATTGAGGTCAACTATACCTGTGGAGACGGTACAGGGGTGGTGAGTGAGATCAGATTAAACAACTTTAGCTACTTTCAAGTGGGCGATCTCAGCTTCACTTATGAAGAGGAGAGAAGATAATGGTTTATGATTTCGACCCACGCACAAATAGGGAAAACCTAAACTCAAAGTCCTACTCCAGACGACTCTTAGAGGACATCCTCACCAATAAAATCGTAGACTCGATGTCTTTCGGTACTGCTTCAAACTACTTCACTCGTAGCTATGGACCAAACCATAGGATCATTTATGAGGGTGTAGGTAGACTCCTCGCAGAGCTATTAGTAGACACCTTAGATAACCTTGAAGATGTAGAATACTCACAACTACGATTAGAGTTTGTTGCCACTCGACTCTTGTATCTCGTATTCCCCGATGAGGACTCTGTACCCGTAGGCGACACACATGAAGAGACTATCTCGTTTCTATTACAGACTTATGAAGCTCTACTACAAGGAGCTACCAAGAAATCTGTAGATGAGGTGTTGAATGACATCGCAGAAGGTAATGCGGTTGTTGTCAGCACCGTTGAAGGGTATATCGCCAACATCAAGTCTGCCATCCTAGCCACCACAGAATACAACACAGATGGAGTGTTCCCCGAACACCGACACTTTGCTTTCACTGACGAGTCTGGATTAGGTTCTACCAACAAACCCATTGAATACAAGTGGGGTGATGAACTCCATACGCACGACATCGTGGATGGTGTGATTCAACCTTGGACAGATAGTGAAGGGAACTCACACTCCCATGAAGTCTATCTCGGTATTCCAGAAAACATAGTCCGACTACAGAACAACTTACGCAAAGTTTTCAGCATCACCAAACCTGCTCACATTAAGACAGGAGATATTTCCTCCGTCATTGATGAGGACATACCTATCCTCGCTCAAGGCAAAGGGGATGTGTTTAGCCCCATTCTCGGTATCGACCCCTCTCGGACAGACGAAGAAATCCTTGAAGCTAATAAGATTGACCCTTCACTCCCATATTATAACCAAAACGCTCAGTATGGACTCGTTGGACTCTCACTAGGGGGTTTGTATCAAGAGGATATGAGGAGGGCTAGAGAGGGCGTTTATGAGCCTAATAGCTATGGGTATGTGTCGGGTAAGACCATACGCTTTTGGAGAACCAACCTCAAGGTTGCTGATACCCTCGTCATTGGAAATCAAAAGCTAAGAGTCATCTCTGTTTCAGATAGGATTGTTCCAGAAGATGGTCTGTATAACTCTATCATTGACTCCAATGGAGACGCATACACTTACAAGCTCATTAGGGATCTAAAAAGGGGTGCAAACCCAACCAAGATCATAAGCTCAAACACTCTTGAAATCATCAACGGATGTTTATATCCAGAAGATGTAGGGACCCCTTTTTACAGGTCAGAGTTATCAAGGTCAGAAGTGTTAAATGACGGAGAGCCTATAGATTTCAATGGCTCTGTTTATTTCTGCGATCTCATGTCAGACAACTCTGACGCAAAACTGTTTAACCCTCAAATATCTCTTGGGGGTCATACAATCAAGTTAAGTTATATTGAAGTCACAGTAGATGCTGTGATCTCAAACTCTGGATTACAGCTTGTAAAGAACGCATCACCTACTTGGTCTACGAGGGATCAAATCCTATATGAAATCGTAGAATTCATCAATAATCCAGACCCTATGTGGACTGCTTTATCCTTACCCTCCCCCTATAACTATGCCATTAACTTACCAGCATATATTGTCAAAGATATGCTCAAATCGAAAGATGGACTACCAGTTAGTATCTTTGACTTAGAAATCAAGGTCAATGGTGTTGATGTAGATTATGACTACCGTACGCTCTCACTTGAACATACAAACACATCTGAAAACGCTAACATCACTAACCCTCACCTTCATGTTTTGAGAATCTATGACTTTTCACATGAAGCCAATCTCAACTATAACAGCCTTGCAAACATTGGGGACACGATCACCCTTACCTACCCCAAAGCTAAATCAGAGATCAGACGCTTCAGAGAACTCAATAGCCTAGAGATGACCCTCAACGCCGCTCGACCTAGACGAAAAGTCTCCCTTTCTGGTCGTGGCATTGGTCAAAACAGGGTCATTGAGACAACCTCTCCGATTTCTTATGTACTCAATGAACCACAACCTGTCACCCCCTATACACAAGAGCAAAAGATTGCCACCTATTCGGCAGGTAGCTCTGATCTTCTCAATACGAGCAACCAAACGCTCAACACCACATACACACTCAATAACTTCTCACTCAATCAGACAGCTACCCAAGACCAAGTTTTCAAACCAGCCACCAAGACCCTCACTACTTCAAACCCTAGCATATCCTTTTATGAGCTAGGGTTTAGACCCTCTTATATCACATCTGTTATAGACAGCGAGGGTACGAGCTACTCATACACACTCAATCAAGATCATGTACTCGTAAGTGGTTTAGAGTCAGAAAAGACCCTCACAGTTTCGGGGCTTTCCTCTAACCCCTTTAGTGCTGACCTCGATTGGTACAGGGGAGATAAACTAGGTGAGGGAGGAGCTTTCTTTAGACATACCACAACACTTGATTTGGGTGACTTTACCGAGTCCACATCTGAAAGATATATGCAGAACCCTTTAGGTTTGGCATCTAGGATTCTTGATACATTACCAGAGATTGAAACGACATATACATATACCAACGACAAAGTAACAGGCGTTTCAGTCGGGGATCGTGTCGTAATCGTTGAAGGTAATACTGCAACAACGGATGAAATCCGATCTGTTTACTCTATGATCGACACTCAAACTTCGGGTGTTGAAGGTGAACTGACTTTCTATGAAGATGTTGTGACCGAGTATGAACTCGATGGTCGAGATGGGTTTACAAACGACTATAACCCTCATGTACCACAAGACGAATGGCTTTATCCCGACCCTACACTTTACATCTTAGGACCTCGTTCTGTTATTGAGACAGCCACAGTAAATACAATACCTACATACCTTTATTTTAACTATACAGGTGTATGGAACAATGCGGCAGGCCCAGGTGAAATAGAGCAACCAGGCGTTTTAGGGACTTATGCTTACTTCTCAATATACAGGGTTGGGGCTGACGGTATTAAATACTATCAAACTCTCACCCCAAGAGCTGATAGTAATGGGTTCAATGCCATAGAGGAATGGCCAGTTTTACCTGCCGCTAATGGTGCTCCCCTCGCCTATAGACTCATGGACGAAAGTCCGCCAAACCCATTTACCTACACTAATGGAACAGGTCCCGACTACACGGCAGAAATAAACGCTGTATTCAATCATTTACCTAACGAAACCTATTACATTGAAATGGTACTTGAGATAGATTTAGCTGATGTAACGCAAGTGCATTTCTTCTCACAAGGCACAGACGCACCCTACTCTCTTAATACAGATTGGGCCAGCTCGGCAGAGACTTACCAACTCGACCTTGATGATGATGTTTACGCACCTGGATACTATTTACACGCTGTCACATTTGCCACAAATCCAGGTGAGGTCACTTCTTTTAACCCCTCGGCAGACCCTAACCCAACAGCGACTAAAGAGATAGAGATCGTTTCCACCCCCACCCACACTTATGGCATAAGTGAGTCTTTGGTCACGAACGATAACTATGCCCTTCCAAACTTAGGGTTTGATTTCTCATGGAAGAACAACTTTGAAACTCCAGGGTTTGTCTTTACAAGCGTAGATGACAGAGTACCTCAAATCTCCGAAGGCATCGAGTATGAACAAAGACTTGTCTCCATTGACGAGGGGTCTGCGATTACACTCCCCACAGATCAAGTCACAACCTCATTATTACTCTTACCCTCTACAATCACACAAAGTGTAGCTGACATTACAGACTCGGTATCTTGGGCGTTAAACTATGTCGCTGTTAGAAAAGAGTCAGATTTCCCTGCGATTGAAGCCAGCTTGGAGTACAACTACATACTCAATAAGATTAACCTTTCCGACATCTTCCCCAACATAGTGGAAAATGTGGAAGTGCCTATCTTCCAAAGGATCGTGCCTTCGTCCACAGTGTCGATCATCTCTGACGATGTTGAAGCAAGGATCAAAGGCATTGGGGTAAGGTCTGATGTACCTAATGTGTCGGATAGTAATCCAGACGCACTCTTGGCGAGTTATATCTTCTTACCTAGAACCACAGACAGTAATGTTCCCAAGATCACTGATCTCGTTGAGTACACTAAGAGCTTCGTAGATGTACTTGAATCGGACTCTGTTGACCCAATCAATGATGAGATCATAGCCTTTATCTCATCAATAAATGTCAGCGACACTTTCCAAGTCTCTGATGCCATAGAAGCCAACTACTCTTTAGGTAGTTTAGATGAGTCAAGTATATTCCCCTCAATACAAGATGAGGTGATTGTACCTCTTTATCAAGCACTAGCACCGACAAGTGAGTTCGCCACGATAACTGACGCTGTTGCGACTTCTTTAGCCCTCTATGTAGAGGACACTATGCCTCTTTTCTTTAGCGACTTTGCAGAGGCATATATTGCCTCACATAACACTAGTGATTTGCTTACGGGTATCTCTGACGATGTAGATACCAATCTCACGATTACCTTATCCGATACTCTGTCTTTCAATGCTGATGCGACAGCGTTCATCTCTAGCACTAATCAGTTAGACCCAAGTACCGTCTCTATCACAGATGATGTCGAGGCCAACTTCATTGTGCCTCAAGATTATTTATATCTCTCATTCAAACACCCAAATGGCACGAATAGCTTTGAGATCCACTTGTACGAAGCAGGTGGTGAAATGGACAGCTTAGTCTATGTTAACAGCTACACCACAACATTATCATCACCTTACCGATCCTCTGCCGATAACGCTTTCGGTTATAGTGGCCCGACTTCTCCATTCTTGTACCTTGTAAATAGTAATGCCAACCAAAATCAAAACGAGGACGCTCATGTCAAGATTGGACCTTTGGATAACGATAAAGATTATACGCTTTACTTCCATAGCCAAAAGAATTCTAGCCTAGTCGATGTGTGCTTGATGGCATTAAAGAGGGGTGGGCCTAATGAAACCATGACAGGCTATTGTAGTGGGGAAACTTATTATGAACTAGCTGGAAATAACACTGGCAGTACAAATACCTTACAAGGGGGCTACTACTTCTATTACCACAACATTAGGCTTAGGTCTGCTCAACAAGATGTCGTATTCACCCAAGACCTTGTTCCAGATAAGCTCAACTCGGTGGGTAATCCAACATCTGTTTACTTCTATACTCGACTCTCTCCGAATAATAACAGCGAGTATTACCACTTATTCTTGAACCAGGCGAACAACACAGAGACAGACGCTAACCCTCAAAACAACGAGAGTGCTTTGGATCAAAGGTATACACCGACTTTACACGCAGGTGCTCCTAGTGGCACTTACACCAACTACAATAATCCAGGTGTGACTGACTACAACTTTACCTATGGGTATAACACAGACACCAATGTGGACAATGTAGCTCGACTCTCTTACACTCTTTCAAGGCTTCAAAGGTATAAGCTCATTACCTATACAAAGGACCATGTGGGGCCAGATGTTGAACTCCATATTAGGGTGAACCCTACCAATGATGTTGGTAACAGCTACAACACAGAGTATAATGCACAATCTAACATCACCTATACTAACTTGTTTCAGCAAGACAACCTCGCCAATGTGACTTATAGACATTATTTCTATATTCGCAAAGACGGCTTTGTTGTATGGGAACAAGACCCCGACTCAAGACCTTAATACTTTATTTATTAAGTCCACTAGGATGAAACACTACCCTTAAATGGAGGAAGATACTATGAACGGACTCGTAATCAAAGGCTTCGTAGAAGTCACCCTAAAAGATCGTAATGGCAATGTGATCTCTCACGAAAAAGGGGAGAACACTGTCGTTGAGATGTCCAATAACATCGTTATGGACGCTCTATACCCTCGTCTTGGTTCTGCTGGAAATGGCATTGCTGCCGCTGACAGACCAGAATCCACTAACATGACAGACAACACCACCCACCCGACTGGTGCAAACTACATTGGTCCAACAGGTGTAGGTAATGGTTTACTCCATACTCAAGAGACATCAAATGTGAACCAGATCGGGTATATCTGTGTTGGGGACAACTTAGGTAATGACTCGGCTGGTAATGCTCACGCAAACGCAAATGCAGATGTGGCAAGCCCTGGAACACAAGTCAGCATGGTTGACGACAACCATAACCACCTTGATGTAGCTGTTAGGACTCGCATTATTGACTCAGTGACTTTCCCCTCGGCAAAGTCAATCAAGTTCACAACCACATTCGCTACCGATCAAGGAAATATCACCAATGGTATTTCAGAAATCGCACTCTGGACAGTAGGAGACAATGTTGACACTGAAGGGTTTGTTAATGCTGAAGTCCCTACCACAACTGACAACATGAGATTGTTCGCAAGAAAAGTTCTCGCTAACACCATCACAAAGACTGACGATGGTACACTAGACATCAGCTACACCTTAACTTTCGGTGCGTAAATTAAGGTGAGGAGGGTGGGAGATTTGTAAGTCTTAAATAACCCTCCATTATCAGCCCCATATCTTCAAATGGAGGAAAATATGATCTCTACAAAAATCCCACCACCTAAGACAACTGCTGTAAACTTCGGACTTGGCTTTGAAGATGACCTCGGAATCAAAGTTAAAGGTGATGTCTTTGGAGTCCTTCAATATGAGGACGGACGAGAAGAAATCGTTTTAGACAAGTCCAATGTCTATACGCTTGATGGTGGTATCTTAGCGGCTATCCTGTTCTCAAGAAACTTAGGGGCTGGGTTCGCTCGTGGCGTTGATATGCTCGCTGTGGGTACAGGTGCTTCTGGTTCTTCTGCAAGCCCCGACATTGCTGACTACAGACAACGCAAGATCAATGTGCCTTTGTTCAGAAAAACATTTACGAGCGTTGTGTATCGAAACTCCGATGGTAGCCTAGCTAATGTACCTACAAACATCGTTGACTTTACAACCACATTTGAGTCGGCAGATGCTGTGGGTGCGTTAACAGAGATGGGTCTGATGTGTACCGTTTCGGGTGTGTCGGGAGGATCAGCAGAGTTCAGTCAGCTCGCTGATGTATTCCCCTCTCGTGATTTAACCACTGACATTACAGGTAGCGACATCCTCGTAAACTACCTCACATTCCCTGTCATCAATAAACCAAGTGGAGCTATCTTAGCAATCACTTGGCGATTGACCTTTTAAGGGGTGTGAAAGATGTCTCAAAAATACCTACCCTCTACAAGTCGGGATCTCAACCCCACAAACTATGCGTGGGATAGTGTCGTATATCAAGCTGGTAGACCCATGCTTGATAGTGAACTTAATCTTACCCAAGACATCCTCAATAAGAAGAACACGCTCCCTAGTGGCATGATTTCTTATCAAGGGCAAGATGAGTCTATTGGGTCATTCTCTTTTGAAGATCCTTATGATGATGCAGACCCACCTAATCTAAATCCAAACTTTACTGCAAACAGCTTCGTCATTAACCCATTCAAAGCAATGGTTAATGGGATGGTCATTGATGTTCGCAACACCGATGCCACAGACGGCACGAACAAGATCACCTTAGCAGTGCCCGATGTAGGTGCAGGACCAGGCACTAGAGGAGACTTTGTTTTCCTTGAAGTATGGAGGCGAGAAGTCACTCCAGCTATGCAGTCAAAGTCTAGGGTCAAGATCATATCTGCCCTCCCTAATGACACATTTAAATTCACAAAAGGGGTAAATCCAAATCCACCTCCAGCTCTAAATACAGTCACCCTTACTGTTGGAGTTGACTTTCAGAAAGGTGCGACCCCTGCCGAGACAGCTCGCAATATGGCTCAAGCCATCAACGATTATGACGGGGCTAATCTTGGATTGACTGTTGATGGTGTCACCACATTCGCTGAGACAAGAGGTACAGAGTATCTATTCCTTAACCATAATGGAGGAGCGAGTGGAAATCATGTAGGTACAGACCCAAATAGCTTCACTCTTGTAAGCTCAAATTCAGCAGGTATTCGTATCCTTAACCAACCTGCTGGTGGTTCTGATGGTGAGGGTAAGCCCAATGCAAATAAAGTTTACTTTGCAGGGAATGTTCTCTCTGATCCCACTACACATCTTGATGACAACATCCAAGACCCAAATGTAAATGTGTCGTCCACTCGCAGAATACAGGTTCAGTACCGACTTAGAATGGACACTTCATCAACTGACTTGTCTCAAGAAATCTTTGGGTTTGAAAGCAACTCTGTTGAGGCTCAAGGATCACAAGGTGGGGCTGTCGGGGGGTATACCTTTAGTAGACATGATACCGATACAGGTCTATGGTATGCTGGTGATGGATCAGAAACAGCCGCTCAAGACCTTGGGACTGTTGATGGGTATGTGTATGCCATTCCTATCTGTTATGTGTTTCGTAGAAATGCGAACGATGGAGCAAATGGGTTCAACATTCTAGGCTCTTTCAATACTGGTGCTCTCCATGACCATAACGGAGCTACTTTGATCGGTAACGACTTTGTGGATAATGTCGTTGTAAAAAGTTCTGATCGACCAGACGGCTTATTTGCAGATCAGATCTCCGAGTACGATGTCCTCGATCTAAGGAGAAGGGTCTACCCTAGAGGACTCGATTTCTCGGCAGAGTTAGACTATCAGTACCACTCTCTCTTAGACGACACTAATAGAACTTGGTTTGCTCGTGCTGATAACTTACAGACCACAGGAAACGGTTCGGGAGGTGTGAGCCACACTCCACTCGTGTGTGATGCGTATGGGAGAAATGACGCAAACATACAACCAGGACTAGGTAGGTGGAGGCAAAACTTTGACCACATCGCTCGTAGATGGTCAAACGAACCAACCACAGAACGAATTTATATCACAGCTAAACCTTCTAACACCCTTAATCAACCGTCAACAGGTATCTCTGTATCTCATGCTGGAGGTTCGGGAGACTATTGGTATGAGGGAGATCAGATCACAATAGATCTGACTGCTCTTGATATTTCGGGTCATCTAGGGTGGGTTGCGAATAATGGCGATTTCTTACCTGCTGACGGAAATACAGTCCTACCTAAGCTCATCGACATTGGGTATTGTTGGCACAACGATGGACATTTTGTTAACGCTATTGAACAACAAGTTCGTATTCAAAGTGTCACAGGTTTAGGTACAAACCAAGTCGTTATCACTTTAGACGCAAATCCAGGAGTGTTAGTCAACGGTGGGATCAGTGGTGGTGGAGACTACCTTCTCGTAGGTGATGCGACTAATGGTGAGTCGGCAAACAGTAGTAGGCAAATCTTTATTGAGCTTATCTTTGACTACTCCTCTATTGATCGTGGTCTTAGTGGCACTGTTGCTGAAGCCCCTATACCCGACACATCGGGATACCCTACAGGTTCTGCTGTACTCACACAGTTGCCCCCTGCAAACGCTTACGACCCATATCCAGGTCAAGGGAATGGGAACGCCCCTCCTATCTCAAATGTCATACCCAACACAAGAGAGGTATCGTTAGAGTATGTGTACGCACAGCAAACGATACAACTCGTGTCAAGCAGTCCTACAAGCTCTTATTTACCTTGGAGACTCTATTACAACGCTGACCTAGCTCCTACGATTACAGACCGAAGTAATGCAGGAACTATCCTTACTCTTGATAACGCTAACACTAACTATCAACACGCTGAGTCAAAGATTGGTTGGACTAACTCTGGTCCTGCTTGGAACGCAGGGCAAAGATTGATCGAAATAACAGCCTATCCTCTTGAGCCTTATCCCGATGCACCTACAGACAGCACGATCTTCGTGTCTTATCGTAGACACGCACCTAAAACTGTAGGGTCAGACTTTGCGATCACTGTTCCAGATGTAGGTGTCAATGCAGGCGGTGTTATACCAGATGAGTTGAACTTACAACCATTAGTCATAGGTAAAGAAATCGGAGCTTACTTAAAGACAGGGGAACACTATCCGTTCTTCAACCCTACCGATCAACTTGCTACACACCATAATGCGTCTAACTATGAGGAGTACCAAACTCTAAGTTCTCCCGAAGTTATTCTTGATGACCTCAAGGTCAACACAGGATCTATCAACCTACCTTCGTTTGTACCGTTCGTTTCTTCGGTCAATGTAGCTCTTGGGGATACAAATGTAGGTCAACCACCTCTTAAAGACAATGAGAGTAGGGCGTACTACCCTACTATGGAAGACGCTAGTTATTTCCCCTCTGCTTTTGCCAAGAATATGGGTGGAATACACAGCAACTATAAGACTGCACTTCCATGTCTTATGCGAGTCGTAGATGACAACCACACTCTTTATCGTAAAGGTGAGGTTGTCCTAGTGGTATTCGTCAAGACAAATGAGTGGGGTCAAGGTGTCGCTGTTGATATGAGAGAAACCTTAGCTGACAACTATGTCGCCGCTTGTGTTTATAGAACACGCAACCAGCTTTTGCTCGGAGAATAAAAATGCCTAAGAAGTCCATAGATAGAAACCCAATCACAATCGTTTCAAGTCAAGGCACTGATGCTTCGGGGTCAGACACATCTTTGATTGGGAGTCTCGACACAAGCGTAGTAGCCTCGGAAGTCATCTCCTCAAACAATACTAATGAATACTTAGGCTATAATGTCCAGCTCAACTTAGATGACCTCACATCTGACGCACTTGAAGGTCAACCCCCAAGAGTAGGATTCGGACCGATTACCTTTTCAAATGGATCTGTTTCATCTACACATGATGGACGACCAGATTGGGGTCAAGCAAAAGTCGTAGATAACCCCCCTTGGCTGACACAGCGTAAAAAGTGGGCAGAGCGATTTGAGATGCCCCACTATTATTATGGCACAGATATGACCGAGAGTCCAGACTCCACATTCGATGCTAAGTACATAAACCCTCTAGGTAAATACGATACAGTCAATTTTAACTACAGATACTTTGACATCAACTCGGATCAAGGTCTAAGCGTAACCACGGTAACTCATGGTCAAGGAACACCTTATGAGTTTTATAATGGGCTTGGTGGGGTTCAACAATCTGTTCCAAGATCAGCTTTCCAAAACCTTGAGGCTACCGAGATTTACCCCTTCTCATATAAAAACTCGTCTGTGTCCGAAGAAAGTGTAAGCGATTTCTTCAACTCGGCAACAGGGATTACGCTAGGGTTTAATGCAGGCACAGGTACTTCTTCTTTGTCGGTAAAAGATGGACAAGCATCTATAAGTTTAGGTTCTCCTTTTAGAACAACTACTTACTTGCCTAGCTTGACAGAAAGACTAACAGATTTAACAGCATCAGAACCTTTACCCCAAGATGTAGGCATTGTTGTTTCGGGTGTACTCTTCCCTGCTGATCGTGGTGTGGTCGCACTAGTAAGGTTTGCTAGTGACCCCTATGGAGTAGCAACAAGTTTTGTAGGTTCTCCAGCTACGACTGTTGACGATATAGAATCAAGAGTTATTGGTGCAATCAATCTCGGTCAAGGTGCAGGACCTAATGATGGGTCTCCAGGTGATGTTATTTTTAATAACACATCTAGTGATACATTCCCCTCAAGGAAATCAGGTCAGTACGATCTATACGAGCTACACACAGGAAACTACACCACCGAGTCTACTCGATCTGGAGCAATACCAGATTTGGTTGCAGTTCCCGATAAGACTTCTATAGGGAAAGTCAGACTGCTAACAAACGCTAATGCTTTTGACGGTTCATCTACAAGAGTAGGTGGCATCCCTGTCCTGTTCTCGCCCTATGAAAAGATTTCTAAACAGAGCAACCTCACCTCTCTACCTTGGGCTGACTTTTACTCGGAGACAAATCCAGAGCCATCTCTCGGTGCGTATGTTATTGACAGTACAGGGGCTACCTTATCTGCGACCATAAATACAGGCACGAGTAAGATCGACATAGACACGCCTAATGCGAATACCCCTTTCACCTACTATGCGTATGTCTTAAAAGAGGAGAGAAACTTCCTTTCATATCGTATGCCTGTGTTAAGAGATTATTCTCCTAATGGGCTACAAACACCACCACTCGAAAGGGATCGGTTCTTCATAAAGCGTAAGCCGAACCAAGACCAAGACTCGTCTGATTACAATAATCGGTTCACAACTGCTGGTGGATATGCCACCTTTGGTGAACAAGATAACTACTCTTTCCAAGTAGCGAGATACAGACAGGTCATCACATTGACCAACGAATACACACTTGATGGCACAACAAGCACAGGTGTGAATGGTGGTCTAGCTCTTGACTCTGCTCAACCAGAATTTAACTTTGGGTCTATCGCACTTATGCACTTTAAGACCGAGAGGGCTTTTGAGTCTTTTGTTCGTGATGGAGTAGCACCCTCTGAAAGTGATCTCTACAGTCAAAGTTTAGTGGATTACTCGACATTGAATAACAATGTAGGTGAGTATCTAGGCATGACAGGTGGAGATGGACTCACCGACACAGAAGCATCATATCAACCAAGTAAGTCACTCTCGGTATTCCGACCCAATCTGAACTTCCTTCAAAAGTCATCCCTTGCATCTTTTGGGATTAAGTCAAAGTCTCAGTCCTATGGCATCCACCCGACAGAAGGAGACATTGATTCATTTAGTAGAGATAACACCTACTTCTCATGGGTATCTGGTGTTATTTATGCACACCCTAACTCTTGGTTCTCTTATAAAGGACATGGTGCATTTCATTATGGGATTTCAGCAAACAGAGCTTCGGAGACTCAAAACACTAAGTTCAGAGTCGAAATCGAGATCACAAAGAAATCTGTTCAAGGTGGAGACTCTATGTCCGACTGGACAAACACAGAGGCTAACCCTAGCGTACCTTTTGAAACAATCAGACCTACACTTCAGATTTTAACAAGTGATCTTACAGCTTCAAACAACCTAGTAGCAAACAGCGTTGAATACTTTGATGACGACACTTTACCACAATACTCAACCACTACAAAACACCAGCAAGTATGGGCGAACGCTACAGACTTAAATGGTGGCGTGGTAGACGGAAATATAGCTGTTATCCCTACAGGTGATTCCGTCAAAGCTGTAAATGATCTGACCCTGTATGACTCGAAGCAAGGTCTGTGTACATTCACCACAGTAGGGTTCAGACCTAGTGTCTTACTAAACAACCCTCACAAGCAGTTTGAGAACTTAGGTGTCATTTCAGTCCAAGACGACCTCTCTAGCAACACTAATGGATTTACAAAGAAAGTCTTATATCACTCTTCGAGAAAACTCTCTTTACTTGAGTTATATGGTGATCGACTTATCCCCACAGGCACTACATTAGGTGGTGGGTCTGCAATCGCTACTAACAACATCTATGATATGGATAGAAAAGGCCCAGCAGGGTTTGATCCTTTTGGGACAGGTGCGAATGCATATGTCGAGTCGTATGATATAGTAGGTCAAGAATACCGAAATAAAGAGAGCTTCGCAGAAGTGTTCCTACAAGCTCGATGGGAAAACTCTGACCCTGTATCAAGCGTATTAACTCCAAAGTCATGTGGACAAGCCTTCTCCATCTATAGATATGATGAGGAGGGATACAAAGTTTATGTGGAGCTTGAGCTTTTACCTATCGGCGGTGATGAGGCAAATGGATATGCTCTTGAGTTGTGTTCGGGTTGGGATTGGGTAAGGAACACACAACAAGAGCCACAGCTTCAGGCAGGTGTACCGACTGACTATTACTATCGTAGTGATGTTCCTGTTTATCGCCCTGTAGAAAACACCCCTACAAGAGTGGCGACTACCTCTCACATGGACGCAAAGTACATCGCAATCAAAGATGTTGATTATTACATTGAGTGTCATCCAAGTGTTCCTTACGACCACGATATAGGCATTAATGGTATCAAAGATACTCAAGGTCGTCACCTACCCGTGAACACTGTTATTACAGAGTTCCAAGTTGTACCTGGTGCATGGAATAAAGCAACCAAGCAGAAATCGGGGATTTACCAACTCGGTCAAACATGGGGATTTGGAAACGCTACAAACAAAGCCGACCTCTACCTAGACTTCGATGCGATGTCGGGAGTAAATCGCATATACCTCTATGAGTTAATGGGAGACAACACTAACTATATCCAAAGTAATGTGCTTGGGCCTTATTACGGTGAGGGTATCAACACTAACCACCAAGCCAATGGTGACTTTGTGAACTGTCAGTTAGGTGCAACTGTCCACTTAATCGGTAGCTACCTTAAAACATATAGTTCTACCGACCCCGAAGAAATAAGATTTGCAAACTTCTTATCCCAAATACAAGAACACCCCCACCCCCCTCTAAGTCTCACCAAAGACAACCTCAGAAACTATGGGGAAAGGATTGTCGAGGTTACTCCCACAGGGAGAAAAGAGCTTCCAGAGTATGGGAACTTTACTCAAGATGTTTTAGGGTATATTACATTCAGTGGACAAGGGAACAGACAAGCAGGTACTACCTACAATCTACACGCAGTAGACACTCAGACTAGGTTTCCTCTCACATCGTTGCTCACCCCAAGGAAAGATACACAAGAGCGTTTCCTAGACGAATCTTATCGTATAGAGCATAGCCTCTTATCCGTCTTAAAAAACGATGACCCCGACACTAACTATCAGTTCGGCAACCACAGCGATGTAAGTGGTGCTACACCAGCAGTGGGCGACACCGAGCTGAGATCAAATCTAGTCGGACCAGGTATCCCCCACTTTGGATCGGGCATCAATGGTGGATATATCTCTTTCCCTGTCAGAGATGAGGTCAACTACTCACCTCGTATGGCTAGGATAGATAAAAACAACAATCGCTCTGATCCAGCAACATACCCATTACCAAACCTAATGAAGTTCTCACATCATGGGTATGCAGGTTATTTACGAAATAACTTACACCTTAGAAGGATCAAAACCACCAATCCTTTAGACCCTCTTGATTGGCTCGAAGCTCAAGTCAGTGGTTTCCCTAACATGACAAGAAACCACTTGTCTGGATCAAAGTATGGGACTCCACCAAGAGGCATCTTGGTTTACCCTTTCCAAAACTTCTTCGGCCCCACAACCACAGAGTTTGGATATGATCTTAATTATACGACCAATGTTGCGAGTAACAGAAATCCTTTGATAGACTCTCATGTTGGTTGGTATCTCCCTAATACAGACATCCACCCAACTAACTTGATCCCTATCAACGCAAATAAAATCGACTCTGGTTTTGGGTGGGTAGATGATGGTGTGGCTACTCTCCCACTCATTAGACACGCACAGCCCGACTACAGTTCGCTACCTGTAAAGCCAGATGTTGGATACCTTAGAGCATTTGATCTTAACTTTGGGAAGAGCAACGAAAGAAGCCCTCACATCCCTTATTGGAACAGAGACTGGACTGAAACTGCGAATGGTAATCAAGTAGATAGGCTTGCAGAGGATGCCGACCCACAAGGTCTAATCGAGTCTGGTGAATGGGTTAGGTATAAAGTTGACGATCAAGGTAACACTTCATTCACCCCAATCAAACTGAGGCTTGTAGGTGTGGATTGGGACATGATTTCTTATGTAGACCCTAAGTTCCCCAATGCTCGAAGAGATGGAACTGTCTACACCATAGACTCGAAAAAGTATCTCATGCGTAAGCGTGTTATGCGTGTATTCGTTAAAGTTCCAGGTCTGACCACATGGCTTGATGTTGGTGTGATGAATGGAGATGTTGGAGAGTCATATGTTCAATATGCAGGTGATCCGACAGGAACATTTGGTGGGATGAACGAAGGGGGTGCGACATCAGATAAGACACATTCAAGCATTGATGGTGCTGGCTGTTGTGTCTCATACAAAGAAACTTTCCTTGTCGAAGAAGGTCTTGTCGCACTCGATCTCGAACTTGATGTCGGTTTTGTACCCGCCTTCAACACACTTGGGACAGAGGACTTTCAAGGGTCTGCAAACGAGTATGAGTGGCTAGGATCACATGATGAGTATCTAGGAGAAAAGGCAAAGACCATTTGGGCGGGTAACTCTACTCGACACTATGGGGATACCATATACAGAAAGTGGGGGGCAGGAAATAAAGAAGCTCCAATACTCGTTAAGGTAATCCTTAGCGATCCAGATAACCCTAGTTATGAGCTACACCCAGACGATGCCACAGCTCTTGTAGATAGGTTAGACTTAGGCAACCTCACCGTATTAGAAGCGAATGTTTACGGAAATGGTGGTACTGATGCTATCTATGACATTTGGCCTTCTCCGAACAAGTCATATCAAGGGCACTCATTCCCACCCGATGATCGTGCTCCTACATGGGCGAGGAGAGGTTTAATGGGTATTGAAGTATTGAGACCAGATGGGTCAAACTTTGATCGAGATGAAGTCATTGACAGACCAGATTTTACAAAGATCAGCTTATTTGGGGATATAGACACAACTACATCAAATGGTGAAGATGACAGGACTCTGTATATGTTGCATTATGATGAAGCACAACTAACAGGCACAAATGCTTCGGGTTATTTAAGGGGTGCAACAGCACTAAGCCACGATGGTACTAATGTCATTAAGACAAACAAGCAAACATATACCTTTGCAGGTGATGTGATTACATCCATAGGTTTTGGTAATCAAAAGACATTAACTAACAAGGGTAAGGGGTAAAATATGCCAGCCATATTCCACAGAGATGCAACAGATACCTTAGTAGAAATCATCCCCACATATCCAAGCACCTTACCTATCTCTGGTCGGTATGTGGTGGACTTTCCAGATCACTTCGATCTAAAGCTCAATACAACAAAACCCACAAGAGCTGATGTCATCAACAAGATCAACGAGATGATGAGAGAAAGGTTTGTAGCGTTTGATTACTTCATTACGAACAACCTTTTAAGTGAGGCTGACTTCACAGATAACTTTGAGACGAGTGCGAGTCAGTCGATCTCTGTCGTTGATAACCTATACCTCCCTGTGAGTCCAGCAAACCCCGAATATAACTTCCTCAACTCCTATAAAAATGGGGATGCTCCGAACACTACCTCTGTGATAGGTCGCTTCCCAAACATGAGTCATACAGAGGGAGCTACAATCACATCAGATCAAACTCTTCCAGGTAATCGGTGCATTCTCACACAAGAGATAGATATAGCTGGAAGCACATCAGATGGTCTTGGTCGAAACGATTTCTTTGTGTACTTTAGGAGTGCCTTAAAGAGTTACACCAAAGATCGCTCTTTATCTGACACAGAGAGAACGACTCCACCACAAACAGCAAAGACAGCAAACCGAAAAGGTTCAGTGGCTTACACAAACACCGAATATGATGCGTCTAATCGTCTTAGATGTTTTATATCTAGTGATGGTAGTACATACCAAGAGATCGACAATCTATCTGTTTTCTCATTCAATGGTGCGGTCGATACGATCAGACTAGCATGGGTAAACTACACAGACGCTGATCTCACACTTCTCTCATACACATTGATGTATTGATAACATAAAGGGGATAAAAAATGGCTGACGACTTTAAGAGTACAGTTAGTAGAACACTAGATACGACCAATCGCCAATACACAAATGTTGTGTGGCAAGCAGGTAAGCCTCCTCTCGATAGTGAGCTTAACCTTATAGGTCAACTCGCTACAGATAACCTCTCAAAGACAATCTCGGCAACAGCACATAGTGGTATCTTAATGAACCCTAGAACTGCCGACCGAGACTTTGAGTTTAATCCCCTGTGGTCAAACTTCTTAAAGGTCAAGCCACTTAAAGCCCTTGTCAACGGACTCGTCCTCGACATTGAAGAAGCTACCATTAACTTGTCCCCACCCCCGACTCAAGATAACCGAGTAGACTTCGTATTCCTTGAGGTGTGGAAAACAATCATCTCTGCTGACAACGCACTACCAGATGCTACCCTAGAAAAAGTTAAACCAACTACCACAACCGTTTATTCCAACGGTAATCTGAGCGGTGCAGGGCTAGACGATGAGATGGTAGACTCTAATGTTGGGTTTGAAACCACAAAGCGTGTTCAAGTTCAGTATCGCTTTAGAGTAGTTGATAACATCGACATCTATTCTCACCTTGAGGGTATGTCTAGCAACCTCGTTAAAGCTAAAGGACCGCTAGACGCTGTGAGCACTGTGAGCTTCAATAATCAGTGGGCTAATGGTGATGCTGGTCTTTGGATCGCTCACATGACCGATGACGGTACTGCATCGGGTAGCCCATTGAGCGATTTCTTGTCCGAGAACATCGTCTATGGCATCCCTATTTGTGCAATCACTCGTAGGAACGATAACGCTTATGTCGCTTCTACAAACGCAGGTAATGCTAATCAGAATGGAGCGATAAATCGTAAACCATCCTCTACCACAAATACAGACGCTACGACTCTTCTACAAGCAACTCTAAGATTTGCTTTAGACGCTCCCACCCCTGCAAATCCAGCTTTAGGTGATGTCCCACTCCTTAACGGTGTTGGTTCGGGTCTTGATGATGCACAGCTTTATGGGTCTGAAAGATACTTGGTGCTTGGTGAAGGTCTTAACAGAGAAATCATCAGAGTAAGTGGATTCGCAGACCCCAACATCACAATTGAAGCTAGAGGTGAGGGTGGTACACAAGCTAAGTATCATTCGGCAGGTACGAATGTAGTCCTCTTCAATAACCGACCCGATGGTAAATACTCTGATGAGATCAATGCCGAAGATCTATTCGATATGCGTCATGCGACCACTATCGGTGAGTGGGATTATCAGTCGCTCCTTGAAAGCTCTCTCTCTGATCTCTTGTTCGGAAACCTAAAGACTGCATACAAGCAGAACCAAAACAACATCACCTCGGCAGGAACGACTATCGAAGAAGTCTCGATGATCGACAAGGACAGTAAACTACAAACATATAATATGGACTGGCCAAATGGGTTTAGAGACACATGGTCAGATGCTTCTGTTCCTCAAATGGGATTGACCCTGTATCTCAACCTCCCTAGTGCTAGAGATCAATTTGGGGTGACAACTGTAAACCTCAATGTCGCTAACGCTACTTCATGGACTATAGGGCCAGATCTCGAACCTAGTGCATTTATTTATGATGACAACTCAATCAAGTCGGGATCTTGGATCAAGCTCTCTCTCAAAGCAAGCGAAGCCAACTTAGCTTATGGAGTCAATGAGCTTGACGGTGCGAACACAACCGAAGAAAAAGGTGTTCGTTTTATCGCACCAAACGAGATCAGAGACACATCTACAAAGAGAGCACCATTCACTATCGAAGAGGTCGGTGAAAATCATGGTCAAATATACTCCCCGACCCTCGCTTCAAACTTTGAAAAGCCTTTCATTGTTCTAGGGAAAACAAAGTACAGTGATTCCTTTGTATCAAACACTCCAAATGATGTAGTCACTCAGAACTATCGCTATCTATATCGACCACAGGCTATTAACCAATCAAGTGTGGTTGAAGCACAAGAGACAGGAATAAATACAGCTACCGAACAACTTGTTGCTGTTAGATTGGGTGCAAGTGGAGATGAGTTGCCTCTCGCTGTAAGAAACATCGAAAATCTCGTAACCAACAATGGATATGACACGAGTGGTGATCACTCTAGCCTATATGCTGTCATCTATGGCGACCCTAGAAATGATCGCCACCAAAACAACGGTGTGTTCAAAGTAGTAGACCTCTTAAACGCTGATGCAGACACACCTAATGCTACTTATTACGAGTCAACCGACACTACTGTTGTTTGGAATCCGACCTCGAAAGTAGGTTGGATCATACTCAAGCCTATTGACAACATTGATCGAACAGCAGGCTTGGTTGACACATCATCTCTGAAAATCGAGTTCAGAACACAAGACCTCTCCAATCAAGACGATGAGGTTATGATCGCCATCACAGAGTCAGTGCCTCACGATATAGGAAATGGGACTCTAGGTAAACTCTTCATCACAGGCGAGTTCCAACTTGGTGTCTCTGTCTTGTATCCTTCTGCAACTGGTGGCACAGCTAATGTTGCAGAGGACATCCACAAAATCGGCTTAGTTCCCGACATCTCTACGGGTGAGTTTCTTAACAACTCTAAGTCTATCCTACACGGAGCAGATTTCTCTAACCTACCCCTCGTAGGAAACGAAATCGACTTGCCAACGAAGAACCATGTTTCACTTTGGAATAGACTGCCATCATCAAATCTCCCTATCGGTGTTGCACAACCTAGTCAAATGGGTGGTCGTATCATCAATGAGGAAGCTGATCGTGAGGCAGAAGCCTTTACTGACGAAAACAGCAAGACAGTCGTTATCCGACCTTTCCAAAACAAAACTGTCACCATCAACAAAGCAACTTCTGCTAACCTTGCGTTGAATGGCGTTACCTTACCCCTAGTACCAGAGCATTGGAACTCATCACAGATTGATGTAGACCTTGAAACTGCCGAGATGTTCCTCCCAACTAAAAACGCCGCCTTTGTCCTACCCGAAGCAATCATGCCTCGCTTCGGTAGACAAGACATCCCCTTACACACCTATACAGGGACAGAAGATCAGTTTAGAAACGGTCTAAACCACATCTTTATAGACAAGCCACTATCACAATCTGATCAAGTATTTAACATCATCGGGGGTCTTGATAACGGAGGTAGTCCTGGCACTAAGAATGTTCTCTTTGTCACAGGAGATCCAGACACAGAATGGGGCGAGAGAAAAGCGATTAACACCATAGCAAGCAAGATTGGTATTGGTGCTAGAAGAACAACATTTACCGATGTGCCTACAAGCGACTTTGGAGCTACGCTTAACGGTATCGAACTACCCCCTTACTATGGCATCGTTCGAGTCTATGGGGTTTATGAAAGAAGTCTGTTTGCGGCTCATCTTACTAATGATAACCAACTCGCAGGACACGATGTGTCTCGCACTGTCCCTGCGACTAATGTATCGAATGGGAACTGCCCTAACCTACTTAGGACAGACACATCTGCGTTCACCATGTATATCAGACAGAATGGTGGTCAAGAGCTTGTAAATGGTACTGACCAACCACCAATACACAATACCGACTATTTACACGCTCACACCTATATGCTCACTGAACACGCTATCGACATCACACGACTAAAAAGAGATGATAATGGAGCGGCTGTTGGTTGGACGGACGCATCTGTTTTCACAGACTTTAATTATGTTGTTGAAGCTGTAGTGTTCATGTTTGCTGATGGGTTTATTTCCCATAACAGATATGTACTACCTAGAAAAAATAATGGTTCGGGTTCTGCTTTGGATGCGACACAACCACAGAAAGCTGTTGTGTCTACAGTCATTCCTTTCGCCCCACCCATCGGATCTCATATTACCGTTGCTTACAAGCGTACTCCATATCAAGGCGACCCTCTAGGTACTCTCGGACAATCAGACCAAACTGTACCTCAAGGTCGAAAGAGCCTTAATAAACTAAGGCTAGGATCTAAGACACAACCAGTAGACCTCTCGAATACCAATAAGCGTAATGTAGAAGTGCTCGCAAGTATGGATTTCTACACGACACTTGGAACAGGTAAGATCGGAGGTGCTGTCTACCCGACAACAATCACCGATGTTGGTCATACCCCATTCCCTATCAATCGAGATCCCACTGAGTTGTTAGCAGACGGTCTTAACTATATCCCTTTAAAGACATCTACCTTTACAGAGGAGTCCTCTTTACGAGGTGGTTGGGCGAGTCTTTTCTTATTCAAGAAAGCAGAGACAGTCATTAGAGATAATGTTACTTTAGCTCTCTATAAGAATGAAGCGTCTATCAGCACTTTCGCTATCACAAATGCTGACCACGATACGATAGAAAAACAAGTCACACTCACGATGGTGTGGCTACAGGGATTAGGGTTTAACTGTTTCCAAACTCGTGGGGAAATCCAACAAACAGGATCAGCTAACTCAAACTATTTCGGTCTGCTCATCCAAGCTCCTAACCCGACAGATACCTTTGAGCTAGAAGTTCAATGGAAAGATCTAAGAAACGGTCAAGACATTCAAGTCTTTGGTGATCTAAGAGAATCGCCTTTGAGCTTTCAAATGTGGACAGTGACAGCACCTTCTCTTGTGAGCTATGAGTCTGTACTCAACTCTCGAAGCATGAGTCGTGTTCACTTCTCTCGGAGAGACACACCAAAGATCAACGCAGGTGATGGTAATACCCCAATCTCACTAACAGGGATTACATCAAGACTACCAATTGGATCACTCGTAAGAGACTCAGACTTTGTGTGTGAGGACATCCTAAGCAATAAATCGAGTTACTTATTCTCATCTTCGGGATCGTACTCTACGATTTCTAATCCTGTACCTGTAAGCCCCGATGGTATCCCATACACAGCATCTCTTGGTGTCAGTGGAGATACAATTCAGATGAATGATGGGAAGATCTTTAATGGCACAACACCAGCCTCTGACCCTATGTTTACCATTGCAAGAGGTGGTGGGGCAGTATTCAACGCAGGAGGTAATGTTCCAGGAGGACCTTTGAGCTTCCTTGCGACCTCATTTAATGAGTCCTTACAACCTGTATTGAAAGGAAGTGCATTGGTCGGTAGGGCATTGCTCGTGTCCAATAACTTTGAGGAGGATAGCTTCTCTAATCCTAAGAGCTATGGGAGTGAGCTTCAGCTAGTTGTTGTCACTCATGCAGTGGATGGAGGAACACCGTCAATCACACTTGGTGGAGACATCTCCCCATCGGGATATGGAGAAGGTCTAGCGGCTGCTGATCGCTTTAGGATCAAAGGTAAGCCTTTGGTCAAGGTCTACAGTCAAGCCTCTAACCTAAGTGTAGTACCTGCTCCGTATAACTCTAGCAACTAAAGTCCTATGTCATGGCTAAGGACAAGCGTGTTGAAGGACACTGTACTTGCTGTGGACATGAACTCCCCGAAAACACTAGAGGTTGGGGAATGAACTGGCACGATGGTTCTGGTATTTGTGCCAAGTGCCTCTATACTATTCGGAAGGCGATTGGCTACTTTGATCGTCTTGAGAAGAAGAAGGATCGTCAGAAATCTCGGTAGCTTCTTCTGTAGCTTCTTGGGCTTCCGAGTCAGCGAGCTTCTGTAAGGTCTGTGCGTTCTCCGCAATGACTTTAAGGTACGACTTAATCATCTTCTCCCTACGCTTGAGGTCAGCAATACGCTCATGTGCTTTACGAGCCTTACGCCTCGCTCTGATTTCTGCCTTCTTGTTCTTTTTTGGTCGCCCCATGATCTTTCATCTCCTTTAAGGTAGTGTAGATCATCTATACCATCCAAAGATCATAAAGGGATTTGTAAAATTTAAATAGGCACACTCTTATGTTTAATGTCCTCATTTATAGGAGCTATTTATGTTCAAGAAAGCAAAACCATTCTTCTTTGAGAACTCAAAAGTACCGGTCTGGCTCTCAAAGCTCGCACCCATTGAGATCAACGCAATCACTCTTGGACCATTCGTCTTCTCAAGAGGTGAGATCTCCGACAAGACCAAACGACATGAGACAATCCATTACCAGCAATACATAGAGCTGTTGTTCATTGGGTTCTTGGTCATCTATGCGTTCGATTTCTTGTACGCCGCTCTCATCAAGAAAAAAGGCTTTACCAGAGAGGCTTACCTCGCTATCCGATTTGAACAAGAAGCATGGCATTGTGATGACTACTTCAACTACCTCGACATTAGAAGGGCATACGCTTGGAGAGATTACCCTTTAGGTGGTGAAACAGACGATAGCACCCCACCACCAATCCCATTAGACAACACACCACAGTTGTTTGATAAAGATGATGATACACCCCCTCATGTTTAAGGCAATGACAGCTTGGTTGATCTATAACGAGCAAGAACCCGAAATAACTGTCGGGAGCGTATTCATGCTGATCTTATTCTTTGCATCCATCACTTACTTTACGATCAAGAGCAATAAATAATGCACCTTAACCCAACCCTATGGACTGACCTTACCTTACTTGATATGTGGCCTGTCATGGTCATCTTGGGGATTGGGTTTATCTCTATGTGGTTTAAGGATTATTAGTAGATCCACTCACTCTTTTGAGCAATCTCCTCACGAAACCACATATCGGTATCTATCTCAACCCAACGACCTGTCTCTTGTCGTCCTCCCACATATGACTTGGTTCTAGCCCAAGTCACAGAACCATCTCTGTGTCCGTACTCGATTACATCGAATACAAAGTCATTACCTATGAGCTTCCCTCTTAGCTCGTGATCCTTGAGCTTCCGAGCAAGCTCTTTCACAGAGCCATGAAACATACCTTCACATATCTCGCACGATATAACACTATCGTGCTTCTCACAGTAAAACTTACGCTCCCACTTTTTCAACCTTCTTCTCCAAACCTTCTTTTTAGCCATAACAACATTCCCTTTCATATAAACTATCAACAGTATCTAATAGATAAGGGGTTACTACATGAGCTACTTGACTAAAGACGAACACGGACATACCCTATTTTCAGCTTCGGCTAAGAATGACTTTAAAAACGCTCCGATAGATTACAAAGACGCAATCCTCATGGATATGCTTGGGGAGATGACCTTCGGGTGTGGAAAGACTAGATGGGATAGCCCTATCTTATTCACACACATTGACTCTCGTAAGATCGTCATCGCTGTACCATGCCCGACAGGTTTTCATGGTTGGGACGGTTGCCCCTATACTACCCCTAATCCTGGTCAGACCTTTGCTTTCGTCCATGAACAAGCGTATGAGATACGCATCATGGGCGAAGTAAATGGGTTTAAAACTATCCTCGGTGAAGCTAAGATAAAGCGTCAGCCTAATAGCGAGCATTGGTTTAAGCTACCTAAGTTCATCAGAGAGACTTGGAATTCTAGTCTCTAAAGGAACATTCTCCTAAGAGCTTGATCTCCTCCTTGTGTCCAGACATCGTTAGGGTCTTTCCCTCGATACCTCCACTCGACAGCTCTCATGCCTCGCTTCTTCATCTCACGCTGAAGCCAAGAGGATTTCTTCTGACCTGTCTCGTCATTATCATAACAGATGTATATGGTTGAGGCAGGTGTGTAGAAACGCTCTATCATGTCCATAGTGTTAGCGTCCATGCCTGCTCTTAAAGTGGATATGACAGCATCACATCTCGGTATGACTTTATCCAGAGCCACCTTGTCGAAGATCCCCTCGACTACCCATAAG